AAATGTCCTAGGTTTAATTGTTTATCTAAGTCCATTACGATAGATAATCCCACATGTAAGAACGATCTCCATACTCATCAACAAACCATCTATCACCGTCATTATCAACAAAACTATTGCTATCTAATCCATCGGATATAAATCCAAAAGGAGACATGTCCTGTTCGATTTGATTTTTTTGTTCTTCGTATAATCTTTTTCTTACATCTTGATCGGTCAATTCTTTAAAATAATCCTGAGCAACCAACCAAGCATATATTACCAGACACATTGCAAGGTCGTCGTTGCACCCCTCTTCTGCTTCAAAAGAGTTGTGTTTCTGAATAAATGTGGTAAGCTCTGAAATAATTTCGTAGTCATTGAGAAAGAGTTTACTTTCTTCAATCATTGTCTTGAGGTTTAGACATCCAACTTTTTTCACAGTTTTGGACATCTTGACGCCAAGTTGAGTTTTCTTTCCAGAAAATCCTTGCCCAACAATTTGACCTGCTCTACCTCTCATAGAACACATGAGAAGATTATTATATTCCAAGTCATATTGAAGGATACTTGCTACTTGGTCTCCAACATCATTAACCTCACATAAAATATAGGAATTATTATATGCTGTTGCTGCCTCGTGAATTATGCTGGGGAAAAGCATAGGTTTGATTTCATTGTTCCTATATTTGGCAACAACTTTATGGGGAAATTCTGTTATATCAATAACAGTAAATGCAGAGTAATCATTCCCTACGCCTCTAGCAACATCCACAGTGATGAGGTAATCATGATTCTCCTCTGGGTCCACATAAACATCCAAACCCGCACTACGGGTCTTGGGGGCATCGTAGACGAGCGTTCTGAGTTTGGATGGTGCAATAAGAGTATCGACAGAACCTAAGAATTCGCATTCAAACTCAACTTTGAATTGTTGGTCGGAAGTGTTTGCAATAGTTTGCTTCTTCCACTCCTCATCTCTTCCCGGTACTTCACTCCAATGAACATCTGTAAATACATATTCATTCTTACCTTTTTCGGCATCATGCCACATTCGGTAGAAGTGATTCATACCGTGTGGAGTGGATACAATTATAACTTTGGTTTGTTTACCAGAAGTAATAGTAGGATAAACAGATGCAAAGAAGGAATCTGCGATATGGTTTGGAACGAAAGCGAATTCATCGAGAAAGAGGATATTGAACGACATGCCTCGGACAGCACTTGCAGATGTAGAAGCTGCCAATATCTTACTGCCATTTTCTAACTCCAATGATCCTTTATTCCAGGATATAATACCTTGCTGCATCCACTTGGGAAGATTCTCATAAGCAGTTTGTAACCTATCTAAAAGTTCTCTTGCTGTTGCTGCTTTGTTTGCAAGAATGCCAATATTTACATTATCATTAAATACCGCATAATGTAATAGAAAAGATACTACAGTGGTTGATTTTCCCGTCTGTCGTGGCATCTTGCAGATATTAAATCTGTGATTGTGGAAGTTATTAATTAACTTCTCTTGAAAATGATATGGTTTAAATGTTTGAAGACCATGATCCAGAGTTACAATTTTTACATAATTGTTTGCAAAGTAAACTGGGTCATCTTTACACTTCACAAATTCAAGAATCTGTTCTTGAGTAAATTCGATAGGGGTATTTGCTTTTTTTAAAAGCGGATTACCAAGATAAACATCATTTGGCATAATAAATCAACTCCAAATTAACAGTTCCAAGCTCTAAGAGACTTGTTAATTCTTGAATTAGGATCGTTTGCTGTTTTTGCTGATGTTAGTTTCTTTTTCATTCCGGACATCCGGGCACAGAATGACGCTCTGCGAGGATTTCCAACCTCTTTTGAAGGTGCCTTGAGGTCGCTTCCTGGATTTGCCTTTTCATAAGACCTTCTTCCCTTTTCGTTGAGACCACCCTTAGAGTTTTTACCTTCCTTATTTTGCCATGCCTCACCTTCTTCCAATTCAACTCCTTCACCCATTGGTTTTACATAATTTTTGTTTGGTCCTGGTTTTGCAGAACTTCCTCCTTGTGGTCCAACCATTTGAATTAGTGGTTGACCTGGTTGAATTTCTGAGATAGAATGATATACAACTACTGAACCTGGATAAACTTTTTGAATCTCATCATTAATTTCTTTTCTTGATGGTGTCTTCACTTGCGGGAAAAACATCTTAAGTGAATAATATTTTCCTCTCCATGAAAGAGTTACAGCAATTACATTTCCAGTTTGTGCTTGAAGTCTTGTTGCTTCTTGAATCGGCTTTGATGCAGTTCCTTTAATTGGTTCTGGTTTGATAATGTCAATGACTTCGGCAAATGTATTTCCATCCAAATCTTCAATAGTTTGCTCTGGCATTACCATTTTTTTAGACTTTACTTTCTTTGGAGAATGTGAGCAACCACAGTCTTCTAAAATTTTATCAACTAATTTTTTCTCTTCTGACACACAATTTGGAACAGTCTTCTTTCCTTTCTTTTTCATTCCTACTTGTTTATAACCAGACCAACAAGCTTCGTCAAACTCATGCTCCCCACTATCAAGGTAATCTGCTGCAGTATCAATATAATCCGCTGCCTTTGTAATTTTTGATTGGACCCATGCTTCCAAATCACCTTCTCCTTTAGAGAACTTAGTTTGCAATCTTTTTACTGCATTTGCAATTGTTTGGAGTTCTCCACGAGCCATTGAATATTCTTCATCCTTAACAGAAACTTTATCCCACGCTTTTCCGCCGTAGGAGCATTCTGATCTTGTTTCTCTCTTATCGCATAGAGGACAATATCTTTCTTCTTCGTGCATATGAGTTTCCTCTGTTTTATTACCCCAGTTTGCAGCACCGACTTTACGACACTTGACAAGTGCTCCGGATGCATATGCACTTGGCCAAACATCATATCTCGATTTTACTTTATTATAGCAAGCATCTTTTTTGCCACTACCTTTTCCTTTCTTATCAGATTCTTCATTCATTTTTTTCTTCCTTCCTTGGCAATGAGCTCTCTGAGAAAATCCTTTGGGGTTGTCACAATCTATAGACTTTTTATATTTATCTGACCACTCCTCTTCTACAGACTTTTTAGGTTTATCTGTAGAAACATATGTTGGTTTAGACGCACCAGTTTTTTGTTGTTGTCCAGGATCTGCTGCTTTCTTTCTTCTTGCTGCCGAATGTCTTTCTGCTGGCGTCATACTTGCTCTTTTTTATGAAGAGACGCACTTAGGTACTCCTTCACCTGGTTCATCACTTGCACATGTGCCACCAGTTACAACATTGACCCAACCAGGTTTTCCGTCTTTTGATTTACTTTTAAACCACTTATGGAGATTGCCTTCAGAAACATCTTTAAATTTTTTATGATGCTTCTTGGCATCTGCCTCCATCTTTTTAAGGCGAGTATAATAATCTGGAATTTCGTCAAGATGTTGAAGAGCAATATTTCTTGCCAATTCGTGGTCTTGAGTATGCTCGTGCTCAATTGGTTCACCCATGTCAAGTTGCTTTTGTATGAAAGAAACATTAAGACGATGTTTCTTTGCAATTTGCTCAACTGTTTTATGTGACTTAATCTTGGGCATCAGAAGTTTTATTTTTATTTAGGAATTTGGTCTGCTTTTAATTTAAATCCAGTTTTCTTCCACCATTCTGCAATTTGATGATAAGACCTAATATGAGCTGGACCTTGACCATCTACAATTACCCAATCATCCTTTAAACCATTAAATTCTTCACTATTGATTATACAAGTATCAAACTTTTTAATTTCTTCAACAAATAGTGGGAATGTATAAACTTTTCCCAATGAGAAAACAAGATTTTCTACAATTGGTTGCAGATTAGATTCTGGAATATCAAAATGGAATTCGTCATCATAGTAATAAGTATCAATTATTTTTTGAGCACGCTCTCTTTTAAGGATATATGCAGTCGCAGACCAGTCATCAAATTGTCTTTCCCTAACTTTAATATCGGTCATTTGATCTCTGACCCACATAAGTTGAACGCATTCCCAATCTGAGGGTAAATTATCAACAAACTCTCCCCAAGTAAAGTTCCAATTCTTAATAGTTTCTAATGAAAGATCATCCTCACAAAAAAATCCATAAGGTTCATCTGTTTCATTTAACCACCTCTTAATACATCTCATATGAGAAGTGCAACATCCTTTACTTGCATTGGTCAAAGTGTGAACATATTGACCATGAAGAATATCATTACACTCTATAAATCTTTTGGATACTACTGAGTTAATTTTTTCAATATCATATTCTTTAAATTGATTTTCTAAATGAGTTCTTCTATCAATGGATTCTTCTAAACTCAAATAATATATCGAAGGAAATCCTTTTAATTTTGTTTTATCTTCGTCAAGAAGATATGGGAAATCCATACCTAAAACATTAAAATTATTTTTAACTGATTTTTTATGAGAATCATTCATTTGATCATAATAATCATCAACCAATATTTTAAACAATCTTCTACACTCTTCAGATTTTCCCCACCAATATGAACAAACTGCTTTTTCAAAAATTAACCCATATTTTCCGGGATACTCAACATCGGTTCTTAGTGGTTCTTGATTAAAATCGCAAAAAGTTAAAGCTGTATTTGAAAGTGTATATGCTTCAGTATAACTCTTATTCCACTCTTCATATCTTGAAAGAATATAATATGCTTCTGGTCTTCTTGGTAAAACAGTAATTGCATGGTTTAGGAGACCTTTGACAGTATACCAACGGTTTCCTTGTTTGTTAAAACAATATGACATTCTAATCAAAGACTCATAAACTAAATTCAAATCATCCGCTCTATCTGCTGCCCTCAAATAATAAGAAATTGCGGATGCAGTTTGGCCCAATATTTCATATTGTACTGCAAGATTAAAATTGCTTTCAGCATTTTCTGTATCTTGAATGTAATTATAAAGTGTATCATCCATTAATAAAATCCTCCAGAAATTGTCCAGGTACTCTTAAAACATATGCGGCATTATCTTGAAAACCAAAAGTAATCAAGTAATCTTCTTTATACTTTGCCATACCACAAGCAAATTCAATTTTTGCATTAAGGAAAGAAAACTGCTGCGAAATTTTTTGTATATTCCAGTCCTTATCCCAAAAAGTGAAACGATGCCTGTATGTTGCATCTTTCCTTCCCGCTTCACTTCTATACAAATCGGTTTCGTGATTTAGGGTTAAGTATCCACCATTATATGACAGGACTTGAGAACCTCCTCTCAGATCTCTATTATGTTGAACCCAATTTTTAATGATTACACTTTCTGTACTGTTATTCTGGACATCAACTTTGACTATCTCTGTACCATTTGTCCACTTGACAAAGTGATAGGGCATGTCTAAGATTGGCATCCAGTTTTTATTACAATACTCTTTGTCGGGTGGAGGACCTGGGATTCTAAATCTCGATACCTCGTTTACAGAATTTTCATTAATTTCAATTTCCGAAAGTTCCATTCTTCCGGTTCCGATAGTATCTAAATCTCTTCTAACACCACACAAAAATAATTTGCTGTCCCATTCTATCAATCTTGCATCTTCGAGACCAACAAATTCCCACAACGGTGGTTTATCAAAAGCAGATGTATCTACTTTTGAAAAGTATGAAATATTCAAATCATCATCAAGTTCACAGATAAAATTAGTTGTTGTTAGTGTATTGTCGTTATCTGGATTTAGATACACTAAAGGACCATACGGATGTTCGTAATTTTTTAACTCCGAATGGTATAGAGTATATTGAATGTGCCTCACATTCGCTAAAATTTTATTGTCTTTAACAAGTATGGATGGGTTACATAACCCAGTACCATTTGTTTCATTTGATGGTATTATTAATGGTTTTATTTTTCCACCATTATCTAAAACCTGCTTCACAAAGCCTACAGACATAAGATCACCAGAAAATCAATTGAGATTTTAAAACTGTTCTATTTATTGTACATTTTTACCTCCCTATATTCGGAATTGAATTCCTCATCAATTCTTTTCTTTATGTCTGCTCTTTTATCATTAGTAATATAGACACTTCGGGCAAGTTCAATGAACTTTTTCCCAAAGTCTTTATTTTTTTCTAACTCTCTCAATTCATCTTCAATCTTCCAAAGTTTTTGATTAACTTCCCTCAGTTCATTCATGTACTCAAGAGTGAATTGGATAAGAGTATTTTTGATTTGATTTAAGTCCTCAAGTTCTTTGAGAACATATTCATTGTTAGTAAACATAGACTTAATTTCAAGAATCGAAATTTTATCTAATAGTTCACCTACTGATACTGGAATTGTAATCTTCATGCTATTTTCTTATAAGAATCAACAGTCTCTTCTATAAATTCAATCATCTGGTCGTTTATAGTTGGGGAGCATCCAATAAAAAATACATTCTCAAGAACTTTCATTGCATTTGGATAATCAAATCCAGAACCAAGATGTCGGTAAGCTGGATGAATCAAAAGATTGCCTGCAAAATAATTTCTTGTTTGTATCTTGTTATCTTCCAAGTGCTTAACAAGTTTCTCCTTGTTAGTATTGCATACAATCGGAACACCAAACCAACTTGTTTCAGACTGCGGTAACTCATCAATCACTCTTACTCCAGGAATAGATTCGAAGATTTGATGAATTCGTGCCTTATTATATCTGCGAAGATAATGAATTTCATCAAACTTTTTAAGTTGCACTGAACCGATTGAACCAAGCATATCAATTGGTTTGAGATTATAACCAATTTGTCCGAAGATGTACTTATGGTCTACAACCTTATCATATCCAACTAACCATTTATCAAATCTCTTACCACAAGTTCCACAAGAAAGAAGATTTTGTGAACCAACGCAATAGCAATCTCTTCCCCACCAAGCAAAACTACGAGCAATATCAATCACTTCTTTAATATTAGAAGACACCATACCACCTTCAATCGTTGTAATATGATGTGCTGGATAGAAAGAACAAGAAGATGCAACAGAGTAGTCTGTAAGATACTTACCTTTCCATTTACTTCCAAGGCTATCGCAGTTATCAGAAATTAACTCAAGTTTATAACGATCACAAATCTCAAGTAGATAATCAAAGTTATATGCATTTCCGAGAACAGGTGAAGAAAATACTGCTCTTGTTCTTGGGGTTATTTTGGATTTAAGTTCATCCAAATTCCAATTCAAATCAGTATAATCAATATCAACAAAGACTGGTTTTAGATTGTTTTGAAGGATGGGATTAAGAGTAGTTGGAAATCCACAAACAGATACAATAATTTCATCACCATCTTGCCAATCAAAATATTTCTTGAGAGCAGCAATCATTACAAGATTTGCTGAGCTCCCAGAATTTACCATTACTGAATGTTGAAAGTTAAACTTCTGTGAGAATTCTTTCTCAAACTTATTCACTGCCTCACCGGAAGATAACCACTTTCCAGTCAGGAAGGTTTTCATTGCAACTTGAATTTCTTCGTGATTCCAGTAGGGACCAGAGTAAAAAATATTTGATTCTCCCTTCACATAATCATTATTATAGAGATACTTAAAGAAAGATTCATCACTTTCAAAAAGGTCATCAATAAATTGCTTTACTTGTTCTTTCATTTTTAATTCACAATATAGGAGAAATTTTCTTCAAGACAACCTTGCCAAGCTAATTGTAAAATTCTTTCAAACCAATGTGCTTCTACGGGATTGTCATTATAATCAGTATAATACATCATTTTTTTATAAAAGTTTTTGCTGTACTTTAGGATGCAATTTTTTGGTACGGCATAATTTGCTGCGGGAGCAAAACTTATAAATTTGGGAATTTGGTAATCTTCTATAATAAACAAGTCTTTCATGAATTCCAGAAAATTAGAGATTCTAGGATAAGTTTTTGCTTTTCTAAAATCTTCTTCCGAAAAAACACACCCCATTGTGTAGTTTTTTAATTCCCACTCTATGGGTAGAGAAAACAAATTGTTATTTAAAATATAAGGAAAATTATTTTGAATATGATTTCCACCATCAATAGGAACAAACCAATTCGCTTTTAGAGCATATATAAATCTCTTCTCTGTTGTATATGAAGTTTTTCCATTTGGGGGTTCTTTTTTTAATAGATTTCCTTTGATGTGAATCATCATGTCCGGAAGATTGTCATAGTGGTCTACAATAAATCTACCGATATCATAAGGATTTGAACCAACATTAGGTGAAGGTATAACTTTTCCTAAGTGACATATCTTCGATTTATTCGGAAAATCGTTAGGCGTTCGATCGTAAATAAGAGTATTTTCTGGAGAAAATCCATAGTCATAAGTCATTTTTAGCCACTCTAAGTCATGATTAGAATGATTACTGACTACAAGAATTTTTGATATTGACATAGTAAATGATTATATGGTTTACTATAACATATTGCAAAGCATATGCAAACCGTATTTAAAATTAATTTGTGGTTCGAATTTGAGAGACTTTAATTTGTCGATATTCAAAGTCATATTTTTAATTTGAATATATTGCTGATTAGTTGGTATTGGAACACTAATTAATTTACTATGACTATTTGTAATACTTTTTGCTGTTTCTATAATATATTTAAAGTTATTTGATGTTCCCGAAGCAATATTATAAATTTCGTTGTGGTGTCCAAATTCCAAAATTATCTCAATTGCTTTACATACATCTTCAACAAACATATAGTCTTTTAAATAATCTCCGTTATCATAAAGATGAACATCTTCATTTTTCTTCAATTGTTTTATGATATGTGCCAGGACATTTTTCTTCAAAGAAATTGTTTTATCCAATCCATAAACATTTCCAATTCTTAAAATTCTATATTTAATATTAAAGGTCTTGCAAAAGGAAATTAATAATTGCTCTGCACATCTTTTTGTTACAGAATAAAATCCAGTTGGATTGCAATTATCAGTTTCTTTTGCATCTATAATATCATTACCATAAACAAAACATGAACTAATAAAATTAAATGTGATGTCTTTATCTTTGCAATTGGATAAGACATCCATCAGAAAATTTAGATTAGTGTTTATATCTATATGAAGATCATTAAAAACATTTTGATTTGTGGTGGTGCTTATAAAATATAAAACTTCTTTGGTATCAAATTCTATACTTTGCTTTGGAATTATATTTACTTTTTGTGAGTATAATCTACAAAATGTTCCTCCAATAAATCCAGTCCCCCCAAAAACTGCTATTTTACTCATACAAAATTCATGTGATTACTATCATAAAGACTCTTTATCGCTTGAGTTCTTTCTGGATAAGTTAAAGTTTCTGGATTAAATCCTGTTGCAAAGATAATAATATTTGGATTTTGTGTGAGTTTTCCAATTTCTAACAAGTGATTAAATGCTTTTCCTAGAAGTCCTCCACCAAAATTCATTGCTTCACTGAGTGCATGGAAAGCATAGTTTGCAGACTTTTCTACCTCTTTAAGATTAACTAAACAAATACTACACATGATGAACACATCAATCCTTTGTGGATCAAAATATGCTTTGGAGATATTGAGATATTGTTGACCTACCTCAAGTACTTTATTGAGATTTTTGACCTGATAGTAGTGCTTAAAAATAAACCAAAGATAATAATTATTTTCTGGATTATTTTGATATTCTCTCTCGCAGATTGAAAGATAGAAAAGTTCTTTATCAATACTTGGTTGAAGGTTTTTAGTAATCTTAATTGTAGTATCTACTGCAACCTCACCAAGATGTTCTTCAGTTGGAAGAAACATTGGAGTTTCGTGAACTGCATTTACCCAAGTATAGTTTTTAGTTCTATGAAAACGAACATGTGCAGTTTGACCTAGAGTTGGTTCTTCATCATCAATTTTATCATACCTTTCATGTTTAAATGTTGTAAACTCTTCAGAGATTACTGCAAGACCCTCTGGGAAAAAATCATCTATTTCTTCATTAAAATCTATAGAAAAAGCCCAATCAGTTTCCACATAAGATAATGCCTGATTTCTTGCTACTGAAAAATCAAACTCTGCACGAGTCTGTGGATGCTCGTAGACTTTAATACCAGCATCTTTAAGTAGTTGAATTGTATTGTCTGTACTTCCAGTATCGACTACAACGACATCATCAAATTTCTCTGCATTCTTGAGAAACTTTTCAATATTTTTTTCTTCGTTCTTTGCGATTGCGTATAGTGTAACTTTCATTTTAATCCTCACTTGTTGTTTTTAATAATTTCTGATTTATTAGGACCCCATCCACTATGAGGATTGATGAAGGTTTGATAGAAGTCGTATGTACCGCGAATTATCAGCAGTGTAATTATTTTGATTGAATCCTGGATAACCCATTAAAAACAATCCAGGAGGATTTTTAAGTGTAACCATTAAGTTACACTCTACCAATCTTGCCTTAATTCCTTCTTTATGTAAAAGTTTAAGTACAATATCACTCATACTCAAACAATATCCAGAACCTGCTTCGGTCATTCCAGATTTATGAAGACCATCTACAACTCCCTTAATAATGTTAAAATATTCAGTTTCAACTACAGGATGATTTTTCATAATTATTTTTCCCAAGCATTATCGTAATGATGTAAAGCAGTTGTTTTTTTATAACCAAGAGTTTTGAAAATATTTTCTATTTCATGTTTTTTATCACCAAGATGTAATTCTTCATATTCAATTCTTTGAATATCATAATTATTCCAATCTGTTGTTAATAAAATTTCAGAGTCAATTCCTTCAATATCCAATAGTAACCAATCCAATTCCTTGATATCATACTTTTCAAATAATTGATTTATAGTTATACAAGGAACTTCAAAATATCTAATTCCGTCACTTGGATAATAAATTTCAATATGAGACTTCACACAAGAAGCGACATGGTACATTGGACCATCATTTTGATGATAATAAAGTTTTAATGTGTCTTCATTGTAAGAAGGAACTTTAATTGCAACATTCTCAATAACAGAATTTTGATATTGAGAATAGCAATTTTTTAAATTTCCAATATGTAGTGGATTTGCTTCAACAAAAAGTCCAAATTCTAATTCATTATAATTTTCTTTGAGATGTTTAGATAAATCATCATCACCTTTATTAGAACCAATTTGAACTACTTTCATAAAAACTTTTTCCAATCAATACAAGGTGATAATAAATCTGCTTGACAATGTGTAGAATAACCAGGAAGTGATGATATTAAAACTCTTCCTCTCTGTGCTAACTCCAGAAATTTTTGGTGGTCCGCAGAAGGTTCCACACCTGTAGAATATTTAGTGTGCGTGTAAAAGTCCTCTACAAGAGTTGAATACTTCACAGCAAATGTATTGGTTGTTGAAGGAGTTGCCATCCAATGACAAGAATCTGTAAATAAAACTTTAGTTCGGAACTCTGCATAATACTCACCATACTTGTCTCTGTGGTCGTACAAGGTCGCATAAGAGATGGGAAGGGCGAATGCCTCTAACAGAACTTTATCCCACCCTGGTTGATGAATATAATCATCTTCCAAGAAGTAAATGATATCATCTTGAGAATGATTTTGTGTTTTAATATACTTCAAAGTTTCTATAAAGCTCTTTGCTTCTCCGCCGCAATTGATCGTATATATATTTTCTTCATTTGATAGGAAAGTATCTTCTATCTTTCCATAATGTTCGTCATAAATGATTGCGTATTTTGTTGTTTCTGGATTGAGAGTATTTTTGAAGTTTTGGAATACCTTTTCTTTGTCCCACCAAGAAGGTCTTTGTTTTCCAGGACTCTCTTGAATTTTGGAATAATAGCAATGTCTCAAATAAACATTAATTTTTGTCATTTCTAAAAAGGATAATTGGGTGTTTGTATTGTTGTTTCTCCTGGTTCATCATATGCATAAAATCCATATTGAATAATCGTAAATAGATTAGCGTGCATAAACTCATCGTTCATTGTAGTAATACCATCAACCAGAAGACGAGAAACCATTAACTTCGCAACAGCAGGGTCAATTGCATATGCATGTGCCCGACCTATTTTACGAGTGAAAGTATCAGGTGATTGCATATGAATTGGAGTTGGTTGAACGGACATCCCATTATACTTCTGTTCCTTACAACCAAGATATGTGATTGCATTATAAAAAGGATAGGGACCAAAAAATTTCTCTACCATTATAGCATCGTGCTCTAATATAACGATAGGTCTATCTATTGTGATACAATGAAACCACAAACTAAAGTGAGATAAGCAACACCCAATTTGAGATGGTGTCATAAATTTATGATTGACCTTCAACCATTTCAAGTAATCTTTGTCTTGAAGATGTTTCGGTATTACAATTTCTCCAGAAGAACCATCAAAACCTTCCCAAAGAGTATAAGGTTGCTCTACTGCAATACAACTCTCTATACATCTTTGAGTTAAGGTCTTTGAAGTTTCATTATTTGGTAGAGTAATAATATAAGTATTTTCTATAAAAGAATTCTCTGTTGGATAAAAACTTTCTAATGTTCGCTTCATTCTAAATTGCCTGATATTGAAATTCTATAATCATCACTTGTAGAAAATGGATAGACGCAATGAGATAAATGTGCTGGGAACAATACTATTCTACCACACCAATCCTCATTGACATATAAGGTTTCTAAAGTAAGTTGTCCTAAAATATTTGGATAGATGAATTGGAAAGTTGATGCTGCTTTTGCTTTTGTATCTTTTACATGAGCCGCATTCAACTCTTCTTCTACTTTGTATGGAATTTTTAACCAGCAAACAAAACTAAAAGTGCTGCTGTGATGGTGAATTGGATTAAACTCATTCTTCTTTTGAAAATTGACCCACAGATGAGTGAGTTTAAAGTCACTTGGTTTTTTGTAGAAATTCCAATAGTCTGTATATGACTTACACATTTCATTGAGATATGGTTGCAAAACTAACATAGACTTTTGCAACTCATATTGATTTTCTATATTTCCTGCAAGACCATTATTGTAATTTGAATGAGAATGAAAATCAGAAGAGATTTCATTTACTTCATTCATTACTTGATTATAAAGTTCTTCTGGAAGAACACCAGATGTGACACCGGGATTTGGTAATGATATATGACTAAACATAGGTTTTTAATTTCTCCAAATCATATTCATTCCACCAAGACTTCCAATCAATAAAGAAGTCTCTATCATATTCTCCTTGCATATGTAGTGCTAAAGAAGGAATTGGAGTAAAGCAGAAATGTCCTCTTTCATAATAAACCCTACAAATACTATCCATTTCCATCGTTTCACTTACCTCACTTGTTCCCATTTTGTGGAACAAGTCCCAGTGCTTTCTAATAATATCAACATGAGTCATTAAAGTCACTGCTACATGAAAATTAGTTCTCCAATATCTATCTTTTGATACTACAAGATGACAAGGAACTGCAGTGTTTTCTGCTTCGTGATACTCTGCTGGCTTATTGAATGGAAAGATACTTGCAGGAGAACCTAGATTACAACTAAACTGATTAATTGCATGTATCATCAGTTCAACAGAGTCTTGTTGATGAAGAAAATCATCTTGAACATAATAGACCCAATCTTTTCCATAATCTCTTCCATGTTCGTAGCACCTCAAAATAGATGGCATAATACCATAAGTCTCAAGATGGGTTAGATTAACTTTGAACTTTGCAATGCTGATAAGTTTTTCTAAAATATCTAAAAATTCTTTGTCCGAGTGGTCATCAAAGATTTGAAGTTCTATTTCATAATCTGGATAATGTTCTTGTGCGTAATTGAGACTATCAATCAAAGAAAAGATACACCTTGAAGAAACTTCGATCTTTGGTGCTTCACAATATCTTCCAGAATCTTTATCTCGGTTTCCTTTTGAATGAGTCTGGACGACAACTAACAAATGAGTTTTCATATATCAAACTTGGAATAAAGTTTTATATTCTCTTCTCCTATTACTTCAATAGGATTTTGTGAAATTTTGGCAAGATTTGGACGAATATCATGAAGCCCTCTAAGTCCCCATTCTTCGTCCTTTTGTTCTCCACAAGCATTTTCAATGTTATTGAAAGTATTTGTATGAGATGGAACTTCTAAAAACTCATAGATTTTACTCAGTTCTTCTTCTGGATTATTGACTAGAGCATTATATTCAACTAAATGAACCCAATCTGGATATTTGTTGAGTCCATAAACCATACTCTCATAAGAAGGAGCAACATAATATCTCCAAATATATTCTGCACGATTATTATTTGTAATTGGTAGATTATCATTCCTTAAATGATTATCAATGAAATTATCATAGTGCTTTGACCTTTCTATGAGTGAAATATAAGATGTAAGAACTTCTGGAATAGAACGATAAGTTGCTACAATTTTTGGTTTGTTGGAAAGAAACATTTGAACGGTATCAAGATTCTTTCCCCAAAACCGATGCTTATCTAGAATTGTTGATTTTGGAATGTGATTATAAAAGTTTGCAAGAACTGCCTTATAGACATTATACGAAATTGCCTTGCGGTCAAAGGTAAATTGGATATCTAAAGTATTAAATGATTTCTCAATATCAGTTACTACATCACCTAATGGAGATGTTGGTGATACATAAATGTCTGGATGTTGATTGAGAAGTGACCCAAGTAATGTAGAACCACTTCTTGGAAGTCCTCCAAGAAAATATAATGTCTTCATAGTTTATTTCTTTCTTATTATGTATTATATCACAGGATCGATGTATGTGAGTGCTACCGAAAACCTATCTCCACTAGAAACTTGTTTCCAGTTGGTTCCTCCTGCGAATGTAGTGATTGGAGTTGATTTACTAGTACCAGAACCATTGATTCCCTGTTGTCCATTAGAATTATCACCCCAAGTCCATAAAGTTCCATCGGTCTTGATTGCTATTGTAATACGACATATATTAGAACCACTACAACCAACTTGTTTCCAGTTGGTTCCTCCTGCGAATGTAGTGACTGGAGTAGATGCATCGTTTCCAGCACCAGATCTAGTGATTCCTAGTTGTCCCTCATAATTACGACCCCAAGTCCATAAAGTTCCATCAGTTTTGATTGCTGCTGTATGATAACCACCACCAGAAACTTGTTTCCAGTTGGTTCCTCCTGCGAATGTAGTGATCGGAGTGGATACATTAGTATTTGAATTGTTTCCTAATTGTGCAGAAGTATTATAACCCCAAGTCCAAAGAGTTCCATCAGTTTTAATTGCTGTAGAAAAACTACCTCCATTACTTATTTGACTCCAATTAGTCCCTCCAGCAAATGTTGTGACTGGAGTTGATCTATTACCAGTAGCATTAATTCCAAGTCTTCCAAAAGATCCATCACCCCAAACCCATAAAGTTCCATCAGTTTTGATTGCCGCTATATGGCCTCTTCCGGCAGTAACTTGTTTCCAGTTGGTTCCTCCTGTGAATGTAGTGACTGGAGTTGATTTATTATCTGTTGCAGCGTTTCCCATTTGTCCGACAAAACCACGACCCCAAGACCATAAAGTTCCATCAGTTTTAATTGCTACAGTAGAACGATAACCTCCAGCATTAACTTGTTTCCAGTTGTTTCCTCCTGCGAATGTAGTGACTGGAGTTAATTTATTGGTTGTTGTACTGTCTCCTAGTTGTCCAGTATTATTACTACCCCAAAGCCATAAAGTTCCATCCGTTTTAATTGCTGCAGTATGAGTGTCTCCACAAGAAAGTTGTTTCCAATTGGTTCCACCAGCAAATGTTGTGATTGGAGTGAGTTTACCAGTTGTTGTATTGTCTCCTAGTCGTCCATCAGAATTAGTGCCCCAAGTCCATAAGTTTCCTTCACGAAACAAATCAGCAGGAACAAAAACATTATCAAAACTATAAGTCAATCCATCATTACCTGTTACTATACTTCCATAGGTTGGAACATAAACACCAGCAGAAGATTTTCTTTCTATTTGAACTCCCCAAAAATCAAGAACAAGATTTGTATTGTTATCAGAATATAAGTCAATAAAACTTTTTGCGGTTGCTGTTGGAACTCCACTTGTAGTTACTCTTACCCACTGATTAGTAATTAATTGTGATGAGTAATCAACTGAAGGACTTCCATCTGCTAAATCAGTAAATGCACTACCAGTTCCACTAATTCTCCTTACAAAAAAACTTGTCGTATAAGTATCAGTTCCGTTGGGAGTGAATGAAGGAAAATTAACTCTTAATAATGCATTAGTTGTATTATTGCATGTAAATCTAATTGCTGTATTTGTTCCATCAGGTGCAGTTATTCCTGTAGTTATTGTTGCACCTGCGGGAAAATTATTAATCCACGTAACAGTCCCTTCATAAGTGGAATATGCCACTAAATTTTCTCTATTGTTGATAAAATTATAAAATACTGGCATTTCTTTTATTTTGGAGGAATCTCTACAAAAACAACTGGAGTATTCATTTTTTCACTCCAGTTTTGAAGATATTGTTTAACTTCAGAATTCATTTCTTTATTATTTATTGGAAGAACTTTTAGATATTGACCATCTCCACTTCCCTCAACAGAGACCAGAACATCACACTTATCAGGTCGCATTTCTTCTGGTAGTAAATGCTGCGTCCAAGCACATTGATAGTCTCTACAAGATTCTGGTCGTGCCTTATGAACTCCACAACCATTACATTCCAGATACTTACAAGACTTTCCTGCACCAAACTCCCAAGCAAAAGCATCACCAATCAACCAAGTACAACAAGCAGTACATTCTCCACATTCACGAAACATAATCATCCTCCTTATAATAGTAAGTATATGAATCAAAAATTCCCGGTTGGTATATTGTTTTTGGATTTGAATTTGGATTACTTCCAATCCAAAGTTCTCTATCTATACGATAATCACTATAAAGAAACTTATGGTCTAGTGTTTGGATATGTTTGGCATTGGACCACCAAAAATTTCCAGTAAAATTATAAGTTCCTTCTAATGGTTTGGTGGTTGTACCATCAGACCATAAAGTTTCTCCCACAGAATTTAGATTTGAACCAACACAATCATATTCATCCAACATTTCCACACACTCTTTCCACCTATCAATTACAAAATACTCCATCATCAATCTCCAAGCATTTGCAATCAAAGTTCCTTTGCTTGCTCCCTTAGTGTGAAAATACAAAATTTTATAATCCGGATTTTCATGCGCAAAATCTTTTAATGCAATCATCGTTTCCGTTTCTTCTGTCCAATTTTTATTGTAAACGACTTTTGCTTTTGTTGGTATATAAAACATTTCTTGGCTGCCATTTACTCCAATATGAAAATGATCTATTTTATTCATTAGACCAGATACAAATAATCGATTAATCTGTTGTTGGTAGATAAATGCGGAAATTTCATTTTGAAATGTATGATAAAAAACTGCTAACTTCATGTATGATACACCCCACCATTTTCGCCAGACATCCCCTTTACCATTGTAAGACCAAGATTTGGAACACTAATGATATTGTTCTTGTTTATAAATCGATAAAGTGAATGTTCTACATCAGTTCCAGAAGTAAATTGTATCATTTTTTCCATATAAGTAAATGCCCCTTCAAGAGCCTCAACCGCTTCATTAAATAAAACTCTATCAAAAGACCAAAGACCAGTATTCATCATACCTTTTGCACCATATAAGTATGCATAGACATTTTCAAGATTACTTTCATTGAAACTTTCACCTTCTTCCAAAAGATAATCGTATTTTTTTACAATATATTTTCCTTCCAGAAACTTACTTTCATAATCTTTAATATCAAAATGATCATTCAATAAGTATCTACCAGTAAGTTTAAAAACTCTTTGACTATCAGTGAATAGATTGTGCTGTTTAATTTCATAAAGAGTATTGAGTAATCCTCTTGTTTCCAACAATGATTTGCCATAAGTAATCAATTCTGGTCTTTCTTCAAGATTTTCATAAATTTGCTTTAGTACTGGTTCATCATAAAACTCTAAAAACAAATCTGATTTTTCTTTAAGAATATCTTTTTGTTTCTCATCAATAGGTTTAGAAGAACACTCAAATAAAACCACATAAGACTCTGAAACTTTCTTACGAATACATTCAATCGTTTCTAATGTTTGATTGAATCTCTGTTCTTCATTATAAGCACTAAACTCATCCTCTTTAAAATGTTTGAGTGCTGAACCGACTAAAAATAAAAATTTCATAAGTAATCTGTATTAAAACTAATAATAATTCTTTCTTCTGTTTCTTCTTCCGTATAATGAACTAAATCACTTGAGAAGATAACCAACAATCCAGGATAAGGTTTAATTGATGTATCTGGAAAAATGAGTGGAGTGCTTCCAGAAATATAAAATGCTCCACTTATAATACTTTCTCCATGATTATGTGCTTTGAGTTTATTTCCTGGTTGTGAGATATTGAACCAACTATTGATAAACTTTAGAGGTGAAATCTCATACTTATTACAATACAGTCTAACATATTGCTTAAGAACATTTCTTAATCCAGTCAGTTCTGAATACATTAAAGTAGGCATTCCATGATTATAAGTAGAAACACCTTTTGTTATAAGTCCGTGAGAAGCAGTTTCTATTTCAAGAAGTTTGCTCTTGATGGTATTTAGATTTAAAAAAGAAAGATTATATTCCTCTATCATTCAAAAACTCTCCTAGTTGCTTCAGTGGTTCATCCCAGTTTCTTGGTTTCTTTTGTCGGAACAGATGAATATTATCTCCATACCACATACACTTTCCTGTAGAGGAAGTCCAAACATAATATTCCATAATAGGAACAAAGACACAGACTTCTTTACCCATTGATGCTGCTACATGTGCCACAAAACTACAAGAAGTCACTACCAAATCAAGGTTCTTGATGATTGAGAATGTGTCGGCATATTCTCTATTAGGAACTGATAGTGATTGTTTGATTTCGGGATACTCATTGGCATCCTTATTATCACTGTGAGTTTGAAGTGAATAAAGTGAGTATCCTTTGTTTCCAAGAACACTCATATAGTCTTTGAGTTCTACTGAACGGAAAGTGTTCTGCTCGAACCCAGAACTAGAAGCCCAGAACATTCCAACCTTATATCCAGTGTCTTCTTTTATCCACTCCCATTTCTTATCGTATTCTGGGAGTGTTTGGAGATAAGGTTCTCTTCCCATATCTTTGAGTTGCAGATTGAGATAATATGGAAGTGCCAGACCATAAACCCAGAAAGCATCTTTAGGAAACTCTGGTTTATCCCAAATACAAACAGCATCATATCCATTATGTTTGAAGAGTTCTACAAGTTCTCTGCGAGTAGAACTCCAAATTGGTTTCATTCCAAGTTCTTTGAGAT